CGCCGCAAGCCATAGCCCTGCTCAAAGATGAGCATGTGGCTCAGTATCGCATCAACGTCGAGGCTGACTCGATGGCTGCGCTCGACTGGGCGGCAGAGCGTGATGCGGCTGTGCAGTTCATGCAGGGCCTAGGCGCGTTCATCAGCCAAGTAGCCCCGATGGCCCAGCAGGTGCCCGAGGCGGGTCCGTACCTGATGCGAATGATGCAGTGGGCGGTGAGCAAGTTCCGCGTCAGCACGCAGATTGAGTCGATTCTTGATCAGGCCATTAACGGCATGCAGCAGCAGTTGCAGACGCCTAAGCCGCCTCCGCAGCCTGATCCTGACACGGTGATCAAGGCTCAGGTTGAGCAGGCCAAGATTCAGAGCCAAGAGAAGATTGCGATGATGGAAGCGCAGTCTGACCAGCAGATTGCGTCTCTGAAAGCCACCATCGAGCTGCAGAAGATCGAGATGAAGGCCAAGTTCGATCAGATGGCCCAGCAGTACGAGCAAGTGCTGCAGATGATGAACGTGCAGGCTCAGGCTCCGCAGTTCGATAATCTGGCGAATGCAGTTGCTGACATGGCGCAGAGGAATGCGCAGGGCCAAGAGATGACTGCGGCGCAGCTTGCGATGCTGGCGCAGCAGATGAATCGCAAGCGCAAGCGCGTCCCAATTCGGGACCAAAATGGCGACATCGTTGAAGTCAAGGAAGTCGATGATGACGAAGAAGACGACGACGAAAATGAGTTGCCGTCAGGAATGGCTAACTTGCCGCAGCCTCAAGCGGCGATGGGGATGTAATGGCTAACTTGAGCGGTGAGGTTGGTGAACTGCGTTTTACGGTGCAGATCACGCGCAAGGCCACGGGTAAGGTTGAGGAGGTCGAGCTTGTTGGCAAGCTGACTGATGTTGAACTGAAGGAGTTGACGAATGGCAGTGACCCACACGACGGCAGCACGGAACGCTGCAACTGATGCCGTAACGGCGCTGATTGGCGCCAACGGGCGATTGGCTTTTCGCCTGAGCGGCACAGTCGGATCACCCGGCACGGTAGTAGCAACGCTGAACCTGAGCGCCACTGCTTTCCCGGCAGCGGTCAGCGGCACGGCCACGGCCAACGCGATCACCAGCGACACCAACGCAACGGGCAACGCATCTCCTGTTGCGACGGCCACGCTGCAGACCAACGGCGGCACGGTGGTGATTCACTGTCAGGTTGCTGCCAGCGGTCAAGATATCAACATGACCAACGGTCTGACTGTGGCAGCGGGTGATACGGTTTCCTGCTCCAGCCTGACCTACACCGCTTTGAGCGCCTAAGTCATGGCTCTGCCAAATGACTCAATTACCGTCACCCCTGGCTCGGGGGCGACGGTAGCCACACAACTGGTGTCCTCTAAGGAGTACCAAGTTGTCATGCTGGCGCTGCCTGATGGGCATATCAGCGGAAGTCTGCCTCAGTATCGGATGATCTGCCCAAGCCAGGCGGTGGGCGCCAACAAGGTCTTCGTGGACCTGTTCAACGCCACGGGCAGTGGGGTTTCGCTGCGCGTGCTGTCGGCCTACTGCTACGTCGACAACGACACGGCGGTGACCGGCACGCTGGGCGTGGAGGTGAACCTGACGCGGACCACGGCGGTGGGCACGGGGGGCACTGCGGCCACCGCTGACGGCACCTCGCTGACGGCGATCACCATCAGCAAGATGGACACCGCCAACGCGGCGCTGTCGGCCAACATAACGGCGCGGTCTTCGCCCACGGGCGGCGCCACGGCGGGCGCGCTGGTCGGTCAGCGCTGGGTGTTTACAGAGGAAACCTCTGCTCCGTCCGGTATCGCGGGCACGCTGGGCGCAGAGTTCGTGCGCAACGAGGGCGCGGACCTGATCGTGCGTGAGAACACGGGCCTGCGGTTTGTGCAAGGCTCTGTGGCGTCTGTAGGTAGCCTGTCCTTCGAGATCACGTTCGAGGTCTTCTAACCCATGCTGCTGGCCCTGCTCCTCGGCCAGGGCACAGCCGGGCCGGTCACTCACGCCACCTCTGGCGCACTGTCTGGGCAGGGCGCTTCTGTTGTAGGCGCATCAACTCGGTTCCGCGCTTATGCAACAACGGGATCGCTAACAGGCTCAGGTTCAACATTGACGGGTGCCGCTGCCCGTCAAGCTGGTGCCGTAACTCACGCCACCACAGGCGCTCTGACGGGGCCAGGGTCTACGGTTGCGGGCTCATCGGCGCGAGTGCGTCAGTTCGCAACCAGTGGCGTTCTTACAGGCCAAGGCTCGACTGCAACAGGATCAGCGGCACGCTTTAGGGCATTTGCCACCAGCGGCACTCTTACGGGCCAAGGATCAACGCTGGCGGGCGCGTCGGCGCGGACTAGAGCGCATCCCACTACTGGAACGCTGACGGGCCAAGGATCGACGATTGCGGGCTCTGCTGCTCGCGTTGCCGCACCAGTTACGCACGCCACCAGCGGCGCACTGACAGGCTCCGGTTCCGCAGTTGCTGGCGCATCAGCCCGCACAAGGGCTCATCCGACAACAGGAACACTGACAGGTCAGGAATCGACGCTGGCAGGTTCTGCTGCGCGGACGCTGCTGCACGCCACAACGGGCGTTCTGGCGGGTTCTGATGCCATCATTGTTGGCAATGCTGCTCGCGTTGGTGCGGCAGTCACGCACGACACATCAGGCGCTCTTGTTGGCCCAGGCGCGATCATTGTTGGCGAGGCTGATCCTGCTCTACCGGCTTTGCTTGGCGAAAGCTGGATGCCGCAGATCAAGCGGCGCCGCAGATGGTCTGAGGAGCGTGATGAGCGCGAGCAACTGCGCAAGGACATCCTCAACGCCATTGAGCCTGTCGAGGAAAAAGAGGCCAAGGTTGTCAACGTCAAGGGCAAGGTGGCGGTTGTCACCAAGTCCCAGGCGATCCCGATTCCTGTACCGCCTCAGTTCGACTCGCAGGCTGTGGTTCGCATGGTCATGTCTGTGCTGGAGAAGCAAGGCATCGAGGCCCAGCGCGTGCGAGAGGCAGAGGTAAGACGCCAAGCTCGGATTGCCTTTGAGCAGGAGCGCCAGCGCAGGTTGATCAAGCGCAGGCGAGAAGAAGAAATCATGTTGTTGATGGGGTAACACATGCCAAGCAAATCACCAGAGCAAGCGCGGTTGATGGCTGCTGCCGCGCACGATCCCAAGTTCGCCAAGAAGGTTGGCGTGCCGCAGTCTGTGGCGCGTGAGTACAACGACAAGGACAAGGGCGGCAAGCTGCTCAAGCAGGCCATGACGATCAACGCACTGAGGAAAGGAAAGTGAAAAGACGATTCATTCAAGACCCTGTGACGCTTGAGCTGGTCGAGGTCACTGCAGATTACGTTGCGCCTGTGCGCGAGAGCGCCAAGAACAACGGGGCACTGTGGAATGACCGTCACTATGACGGCGGCAAGGCGACTGATGGCACTGACATCAGTACGCGGGCCAAGCATCGTGATTACATGAAGCGCAACAATCTGACCACGATTGATGACTTCAAGGACACATGGGCTCAGGCGCAGAAAAAGCGTGAGGACTTCTACACGCGAGGCGGCTCATTCAAGCGGCAAGACATTGAGCGAGCCATTCATCAAGTCCAGAACAGAAGATAAACATGAACGAACCCACCACTATCCGTGAAAGCCTGGAAGCCGCGATTGAGGCAGCGCCTGCTGTCGAGACTGCGCCAGCACCCGTTTCTGCGCCAGAACCAGATTACGCGCCCACCGAGGTTGCGACTGATGCCGCTCCTGACGCGCCTAGCGTTGACCTCAACGCAATGGCAGAGCAGCAAGGCCAGCCCCGCGATGAGCAGGGCAAGTTTGCAAAGCCTGAGTCTGCAGAGATTACTCCTGGGCCAAAGTCAGGCCCCAAGGTAGACAGGGCGCCTGCATCATGGCGCCCAGAAGTGCGCGAGCATTGGGCACAGTTGCCTGAGACGGTACGCGCAGAAGTTGCACGGCGCGAGACTGAAGTACAGCGCACGCTGCAGGAGACTGCGCAGGCGCGTCAATACGCTGAGTCCATCAGTAGGGCATTCCAGCCTTATGAGGCCTACATCAAGGCCGAGGGTGCCAATCCTCTGCAGGTCATCGACAACCTGATGGGCACGGCGGTGCGGCTGCGTACATCTACCGGGCCTGAGTTGGCTGGCCTGATGGCTGGCATGGTGCAGCAGTTTGGCACTGGGCGCTTTGGTCAGCAGTTCATCGAGATGCTGGACTCTGCGCTGGCTGGTAATGCGCCTCGCCAAGACCCTGCACAGATGCAGATTCAGCAGACGATCCAGCAGCAACTGGCGCCTGTGCAGCAGTTCATGTCGCAGTTTCAGCAGGCACAAGCTGCCCAGCAAGCCCAAGTGGCCCAGCAGGCTGCAAGCGAGGTTGAGACATTCATGTCTCAAGTCGAGTTCGGCAACGATGTGCGGGCTGAGATGGCAGACCTGATGGAAGTCGCGTCTAGGCGCGGTCAGCAGCTATCTATGCAAGATGCGTATAGGCAGGCCTGCCTGATGAATCCGCAGGTCCGTGCTGCTTTGCAGGCGCGTCAGAAGACGCAGCAGGCACAAGCCCAGACCGGCGTGGCACAGCGGGCTAGGGCGGCTGCAGTCAGTGTGCCGTCCAGCGGTCCTGGCATGGCTCCAAAGCAGGCGCCGACAGACATTCGCAGCGCGATTGAGGCCGCGATTGCAATGACGTCTAGGTGATGTTCTAATCGCACTGCGGTGTGGCGTTCGCGCCACACTTGAAGTGTGCCTACCAGCACCAGCAGCCACCGCGCTCGCGGGAGTCCTCAAGACCCACCCGCGCCTTAACGGACTGATAACGGTTCGCTACAGGCCACACGAATTTGGCGCCGCATTTGCGGTTCGTTCATCTTTCTGTGGAGCCCAATCATGGCTTTTGCAAATTCGTCGGTAACCGACATCATTGCGACGACGATCCAGAATCGTTCGCGCACCATCGCTGATAACGTCACGAAGAACAACGCCCTTTTGGCGCGTCTGCAGCAGCGTGGCAACGTCAAGACCATTTCTGGCGGTAACGTCATCCTTGAAGAACTGAGCTTTGCCGAAAACGGCAACGCCGGTTTCTACAGCGGATATGACCTGCTGCCCGTGGCTGCTCAGGACGTCATCAGCGCCGCTGAGTACAACATCAAGCAGTTTGCTGTCCCTGTCGTTATGAGCGGCTTGGAGATGTTGCAGAACAGCGGCAAAGAGGCCTTCATCGACCTGATGGAGTCTCGCCTCAATGTGGCTGAAGCCACGATGGCTAACAAGCTGGCCCAGTCTGTGTATTCCAACGGCACCGGCAGCGGTGGCAAGGAAATCACGGGTCTGGACGCTATGGTGCCCTCGGCCAACACCAGCGGCACCTATGGCGGCATTGATCGCGGCACTTGGACGTTCTGGCAGTCGAAGAAGTATGACTTCAGCGACAACAGCATCCCTGGCACGCCTACCGGCGCCCAGATGCAGACCGCCATGAACACCCTGTGGGCGTCTTGCACCCGTGGCAATGACCGTCCTGACCTGATCGTGCTGGACACGATCTATTGGGGCATCTACATGGCTTCTCTGCAGGCCCAGCAGCGTTTCACTTCTCCCGACACTGGCAACCTCGGTTTCCCGTCGCTGAAGTTCATGGACGCTGATGTGGTGCTGGACGGCGGTATTGGCGGCTTCTGCCCTGCCTCTACCGGCTTCTTCTTGAACACCAAGTACATGAAGTGGCGTCCGCACGCACAGCGCAACATGGTTCCGCTGTCGCCCAACCGTCGCTATGCCATCAATCAGGACGCTGAAGTCCAGATTCTGGCGTGGGCAGGCAACTTGACCTGCAACGGCGCTCAGTTCCAGGGCCGTCTGCAGGCTTGATTTCGGTGGGCCTGTGGTGGGTCAACCCTTCCCCGAGGCGGTTGACCCTGCCCTCGGGGTTTTTTGTTCGGATTTTTGAAGGAGTTTCAAAATGGCACAAGCCACTATCGGCCTGAGCAAGGATCAGGTCACGGGTGCGACCGCAACTGCGGCGTTTCGTCTTGGCACCGTTGGCGGGTATGACGACCCGACAAACGGCTATCAGGAGTTTGTCTATGGCCGCGCTGCTGGTGCGGTCACGGGCGCTGGCTATCTTTGCGTTGAGGCCACCGGCTTTGACTTCGCTATGGTGTCTGTCACGACCACCGCCCCTGGCGCGTCTGGTTTTGGCTCTCGCTGTGGCGCTGCTCAGGCTGCGCTGGCTGACAACGAGTACGGCTGGTTCCAGATTTACGGCAAGGGCAGCGTTCGCACGCTGGCTTCTGCCGCAAAGGGCACCCGTCTGAACAGCACCGCTACTAACGGCGCTGTGGATGACGATGGCGGCACCGGCTCTGAGGCCATCAATGGCCTGACTCTGGGCACGGCGACTGGCGGCGCTGAAGCTACCAACGCGGATGCGATCTTCGCTTATCCGGTTGTTGGCGCAACGCTGTAATGGGTGGGGGCTTAGGCCCCCGCCTTTTTCTTCACATATAAGAGCAAACACATGCAACCCACCACTCCGACCATTTTTGAAGAACCAACACTGATCAATCGCCCCGATGAAAGTCGGTACGCGATGGATGACAAGCTGTACGTCGAATTCTTCCGCGAGCCCGTCATGCATCAAGGCAAGAGCCGCGAAGAAGGGCGTGCGGTGTACGAGGAGCGCGACTTTGTTCGCATCCATGTCCCTGGCGACAAGACTACTGTGTGCGTCGAGCCGATGCACGAAATCAACCTGTTTCGCTTCCGCGCTCGCTATGAGAAGTGGAAGGCTGGTCAGTCTGAAGCGGTCACTGGTACGCCTCTGAGCGCAATGCCTGGGATGACGCCTAGCAAGGTTGAGGAGTACAAGTTCTTCAAGATCGTGACTGTTGAGCAGCTTGCTGAAGCCAATGACCAGTTGGGTCAGAAGTTCATGTCCTTCAACTCGGACAAGCAGCGTGCAAAGGCGTTCATCGAGGTTGCCAAGGGCAATGCTCCGATTGAGCAGATGAACGCCGAGCTTGCCAAGCGCGATGAGGAAATCGAAACCTTGAAGGCGCAGATGTCTGCGCTGATGGCGAACACGACCAAGCAACGCAAGGTCGCAGCAGAGCCGCAAGAGGCTTGATGTAGGGGAACGGGATGGCCTATCAGTCGATAACCGACAACACCCTGTCGGCCATTGTTCAGAACATGGCCCAGATGGTGGGCTACCCCGTTCCTGTTGATCCTGCTGGCGATAGTGATCCTGCCGTTGGGCAGATGGTGCAAGCCGTCAACATGGCGGGCACTGATTTGCTGTCAATGGCAGATTGGCAGGAACTTAACAAGTCGCATAGCATCAGCATCGTTGCTGACTCGCCTGGGCAGCAAGAGAAGTCATTTGCTCTGCCTGATGACTTCTACGAGTTCAACGACCAGACGCAGTGGAACAGTACCAACCAATGGCCTGCCATTGGGCCTATCTCTCCGCAGATGTGGCAGACGCTGCTGGTGCGTACAACGTTGCCAACGCTGTCGTTCTACTGGCAAGTGCGTGGTTCGCGTCTCTACATCTTGGCGCCTCCGACTGATGCGCAGACGCTGACGTTCCTGTATCAGTCTGTTGGCTGGGTTCAAGACCAAGACAACAGTTCTTTGTACAAGAACCGCGCCGTCAAGAATGGCGACATCATCCTTCTCGATGCGTACATGACCACGCTGCTTGCGCGGGTCAAGTGGCTTGAGATGAAGGGCTTTGACTCGGCGGCTGCAATGCGTGACTTCCAAGTGGCCTTTGAAAATCGCAAGGGCAACGAGAAGGGCGCGCCTGTCTTGACGATGGCCCGTGATTACAGGTTCCCGTACATCAATCCGATAGCCAACACGCCTGACACTGGCATAGGAGTCTGACCATGCCTCTGCGTGATCTGGCTCCCTTCAAGACGCCCAGAAGGGCTGCTGCTGAACAAGTTGCGCAGTTAGCGAACATCCCTGCGCCAGTTGGCGGCTTGAACCTGCGCGATCCGATTTCGGAGATGGCGCCCACTGATGCGGTGATCTTGGACAACATGATCCCGCGTCAGAACGGTGTGGAGATGCGCAGCGGCTACCAGATGCACGTTAATGACGTCGGGTATCCGGTCAAAACGCTGATGTCATACACGGCGCCCAACCCAAACAACAACAAGTTGTTTGCGGCGGCGAACGGCAAGATTTATGACGTCACTGCATCGCCATCAACGGTGGCTGTGGCGACAAGCAACAGCACGGCTGATCTGTGGTCATTCACGCAGTTCACGACTCCTGCTGATACGTTTTTGCTGGCTGTGTCTCCTGGCGCTGGCTACTGGACTTACAGCACATCAAGCGGCTGGGTAAACCGCACGCCATCTGGCTTGCCGACAACAACGCTGCGCACGGTGTCTGTGTGGAAGCAGCGCGTTTTCTTCACGGCTGAGGCTGACGCTCACCTTTGGTACTTGCAGGCGGTGAACTCTGTTACGGGTTCTGCTGCAGGTTTCCACATGGGCTCTCTGCTGCGCAATGGCGGTTATCTGTCCTCTGCGTTCAACTGGACGTTGGATGCCGGTGTTGGCATTGATGATCACTTGGTTGTGGTTGGCACGCAGGGCGATGTCGGCGTGTGGCAGGGAACTGACCCATCAATGGCAAACACGTTTGCCTTGAAGGGTGCTTGGTACATCGGTCCTGTTCCTGAGTATGGTCGCTATTTCACGCCCATGGGCGGTGATGTTCTGATCCTGTCTGAACTTGGACTGATTCAGATGTCCAAATTAGTGGCGGGTCAGTTCGTAGATAGTGACCCAGGCCCAGTGCAGAAGATTCAGTCTTCAATCAATCCGCTGGTGACGTTGCTGCGGTCAACTCCAAGCTGGGATGTGTTCGTTGCGCCGTCTGCTGATGTGCTGGTGATTCGCCCGCCTAAGCAGCCCACGGGCGTTTACCAGCAGTTCGGCATGAACATCAACACCGGGTCATGGTGTACGTTCAGCAATATGTCGATGGACTGCGCTGCTGTGTTGAGCGGCGTGACGTACTTCGCCAACGAGAGCGGATATGTCTACAAGTGCTTCTATGGCCGCAAAGACAACGTAGCTGCCAACGGCACTGGTGGCGATTTGATTGAAGGCGACATCCAGACTGCGTTTCAATCGTTTGGTTCGCCTGGGCAGTTGAAGAAGTTTGGCATGGCGCGGCCTGTGTTCATTGCGCCATCTCCTCCAGCTGTCAAGGTGCGCGTCAATGTGCAGTATTCGTTTACTGACGTTGCTGGCTCGCCATCGTTCGTCAACCCGGTGACCTCGCTGTGGGATGCGGGCATCTGGAACACTGCAGTGTGGGCAGGCTCTGCAAACACTTATCAAGCGTTTGTTGGCGTGGCTGGGATGGGCTACTACGGCGCGTTGCGCATGAAGGTGCGTGGCATTGGCGGGACAATCTTTAGCTCAACGCACATGCTGGTTGAGCCCGGTGGAGTGATGTGATGGCAACCAATCTGGTAATTCCAAGCGACATTCAATCGCGTTCACCTGAGCAGAAGGCTGCGTACTACGGCCAGCAGCGCATGGCTGGGTTCTCTGACCCGGCAATTCGCAATGCAGTGTCTGGAGCGTTTGGTCCGCAGCCTGATTCCGACTGGAACTACCTGCTGCAGTTGTCTGGTTATGACAACGTAGCACCTGATGCGTTGTATAGAAGCAACACATCTGGCAACAGCCTGATTGCTGCCTTGCGCGGTAACACGCCACAACAGCCTGCTGGCAGCGTGTCATCGTTCTCTATGTTGCCCAATCGGATGCAGCCAACTCCTGCGCCTGCGCCGACACCCAGTCAAAGACCTAACTTTTTGAATCAGGTGACTCCGTTTCAGCCTGTTGACGGCACTGGATCGCAGACAACGCCTTCTGGTGGCAATGTTGCCAACCCGCCTGGGGGGAGTCCGATTGTTGGTGGAACAACGCCTGCCAGAGCATTGCCAAGTTTTACGCCTTGGGTAAGTTCTGACTTGTCTGGAGAAGAAAAGGCTGCGCTGTTTAACAACTACCTGCAGCGTGGCTTCACGGGCAAAGACCTTCGTTTGGCTGTAGAGAAATCCTTTGGCAACCAGAAAGAAGCAGATTGGACTGCTTTGCTGAATTTCGCATCACAGCAGCCCAAAGACTTGTTGCCGACAAACAATCCACAAGGGTTGTTCAAGAATGAAATTCAAACAGCAGTCAGAAATTGGCAGCAGTCTGGAGCCCCGGCGCCCGCGCCCGCGCCAATCGCAGCCCCTGCGCCTGCACCTATTGCCGCGCCCGTGGCAGCGCCTGCGCCGGTTGTAGCCCCTGCGCCAATGCAGCCCTTTGACCAGGGAAACGACTTTGACCTAATGGACGCGGCGTTAATTGACACTCCTGCACCTGTACAGCAGGAAACGGCAGCGCAGCCGCTAACCATCAATGCTGACTTTGCTGCCATGTCTCCGCAGCAAAAGGCCGATCTGTACAACAGCTATCTCGGAAGCTACAGCGATGCGGACATTCGCGCAGCGATTGAAGCGCAAGTAGGGCCGCAACCAGATGAGGACTGGGCGTATTTGCGCCGTCTTGCTGCGGGTGGTATCGCAGATGTTGGAGCAGATCAAGATACGCTGGAAAATGTCTTTGATTTGTATGAACGGGATATGCGTTGAAGCTGACCACTGACGTACCGGGGCAATCGCCGGTCATTTGGGAATGGATGAACAGGCAAACGCGCCTGCCTTGGTCAAGTGATCTGCGGTGCATTGCTTCGATGCGTAATGATGGAACGATTGCTTGTGCGGTGGCTTACAACGCTTGGACAGAAAAGTCATGCTGGATGCACGTTGCTTTCGACAACGAACACGCGGTCACACGCAGCCTCTGGCGTGCGGCGTTTGAGTACCCGTTTGTGACCTGTGGCAAAGAAGCGGTTTACGGGCTGACGCCAAAGCACTTGGATGAGGCGTTAGCGATGAACAAGAAGTTGGGGTTTCGGCAGATTGCCGAGACAATCGACGCAGTGATGTTTGAAATGAAAGCCGACGAATGTCGTTGGCTGAAAGGGGTACAACATGGGCGGTAAGGGTAGTCCTCCTCCAGCACCAAACTACGTCGCCGCGGCTGAAGCGCAAGCTGATGCTTCGCGTATGTTGACGAACATTCAAAACTTCGCCAACCGCCCGACAATCAACACTCCGTTTGGTTCGCAGACATGGCAGACGTCAGAACAGGTTGATCCTGCTACGGGTCAGACGGTTACGTCATGGACGCAGAACAACACGCTTGCGCCTGGGCTTGAGGCCGCGCTAAACGCGCAAGTTGGCACTCAGCTTGGTCGCAGCGAGTTGGCTGGCGACTTCATGGGGCGGGTGCAGAACGAGTATTCGCAGCCGTTCAACTGGGGCAATCTGCCGCAGATGGCGCAGATGAATGCGCCTTCGCAGTTGCAGACCGGCATGGCTGACTACACGCCAGGGTTGAACACTGACGTTGCATCGCGCACCGGCAATGTGGTGGGCGGCTTCAACTTTGGTGGCCCTCAGATGGGCGTCAATGCGATGACTGGCGATCTTGCCAGGACAACGCAAACGAGCAACTTGCAGCAGCAGTTTGACCCGATGACTGGGCAGATGCGTACTGGCACTGGAACAACTCCTGTAGCTACAGGATTTGATGCCATGCAGGGCGGCATCCAGCGCGGCGTGCAGAACTTTGGTCTGAACTCTCAGTTCAACCCAATGACCAACGATCTGGCTCGCACTGCGCAGACGGAGAGCGTCCAGCGGGCTCTGCAGATGGGCGACAACCCTGCGCTGCCGCAGTTTGATTCATCGTACAGGGACAATGTGGCGCGTTCGCTGATGGAGCGTATGCAGCCCGTGCATGAGCGCCAGCAGCAGCAGCTTGAGACGCAGCTTGCCAATCAGGGCTTTACCGTGGGCTCTGAAGGCTACACGCGGGCATTGGCTGACCTGCAGCAGCGTCAATCGGCAGAGCGGTACAACGCGCTGGATACGGCTGGCAACGAAGCGCAGCGCCTGTTCAGCATGGGCATGGGCGCTCGCCAGCAGGCGTTCAATGAGGATGTGACGGGCGGGCAGTTTGCCAATCAGGCAGCGCAGCAGGCGTTTGGTCAGGGCTTGTCTGCCAATCAGTTCCAGAATCAAGCGGCGCAGCAGGCATTCAATCAGGCGATGTCGGCGCAGCAGGCTGGCAATCAAACTTTGGGGCAACAGTTCCAGCAGGGGCTTGCAGCGGGTCAGTTTGGCAATCAGGCCACGCAGCAGGCGTTCAATCAATCGATGGGCGCTAACGAGGCGTTTAACCGCGCCCAGGCTCAACGGTTCGGCCAAGACTTGTCTGCCAACCAGTTTGCTAATCAGGCGCTGGGCCAGCAGTTCTCTCAGAACATGGCTGCAGGGCAGGCTGGCAATCAGGCTGCTGGTCAGGCCTTCCAGCAGGGCCTTGCGGCCAATCAGTTCCAGAACCAAGCGGCACAACAGGCGTTTGGTCAGAACTTGGGAGCGGCTCAGTTTGGCAATCAAGCGCAGCAGCAGTTGTTCGGCCAGATGATGAATCAGGCTGATCTTGCCAACCGTGCGACGGGTCAGCAGTTCCAACAGGACTTGGCATCTCAGCAGTTCCGCAATCAGGCCTTGGGGCAGGCTGGGGCGCTTGATCTGCAGCGTTTCAACGCTCAGAACCAAGCACTGTCGCAGCAGCAGGCGCTCAATCAGCAATACGCAGCGTTCCAGAACCAACTGCGCCAGCAGGCCATTGCGGAGCAGATGCAGCGCCGTGGCATGTCTCTAAACGAGATGAACGCGCTGCTGTCTGGTCAGCAGGTCAGCATGCCGCAGATGCCATCGTTTGTGTCAGCACAGCGGTCAGAGACGCCGCAGATTCTGCAAGCCAATCAGATGGGCTATGACGCCGCGCTGGGAGCGTACAACGCACAGCAGGCTCAGGGCGCCAACACGATGGGCGGTTTGTTCTCGCTTGGGTCTGCTGCGTTGAGCAACCCAGCGGCAAGCGCATTCATGTTCTCTGACAGGAAACTGAAGCGGAACATCAAGCGCATCGGGACGCACGCCACGGGTGTTGGCATCTACGAATACACGATGCTTGGCTATCCGCAGGTTGGCGTTATGGCTCAGGAACTGCAGGCGGTGCGTCCTGACTTGGTGAAGCGGCATCAGAATGGCTATCTGATGGTGAACTACGGGGGTCTGTGATGAATGACGAAATGATGTTTGAGTATCTGCTTCAGATGGGCGCCATGCGTCCTGAAGAAGTGGAGATGATGCGCAAGCAAAAGCAGATTGACGCGCTGCGCGGTGCGTCAATGGACACTCCGCAGGGCCAAATGATCGGCAAGCACTATGTGCCACCTTCGCTGACTCAGTACGCGGCCCAGTTGGGCCAAGGCTACATGGCTGGTAAGGCTCAGAAGGGTCAGGACACTGCGATGCGCGGCATGAATGACCGCCAGCGCCAGATGCTTGAAGACCTGCGGCGCAGACGTCAGGGCGGCATGACTGCGGGCGCGTATGGCCCGCCTGACACTGGCGATGGCATGGCTTACTGAGGATTCATCATGGCCGAGGAGTTCTACATTGATTCCATGAGGCGGCGCATGCTGCCCATGTCGCTTGGCGTGTCATCTCCTGGCGGTGTGCTGACTCAGAACGTGCAGGCTGCGCCAGCGTTGCCGCGCTCGATGCAGTTGCGCAGGCAGCGTGATGAGTTGATGGCGCAGGAAGATGACATGAGCGCACTCCAAGCCTACGGGCGGCAGCAGGGCGAAGCAGGGCAGACGGCCATGCTAAATGCTCTGGCTGCGCAGTTTGCTGGCGAGCGGTTTGAGCCTGTGCAGACGCAGTTTCTGAGGCGTGCAGCCGCAGCCCAGCAGCCCATGCGCGTTGGCAAGGGCATGGTGACGCCTGACGGTCAGTTCATCATGGACCCAGGCGCACGGCGCGAAGCGCAGGTTGCTCGGATGTCCGGTGAGATCGAGTTGGCTGATCGGCTTGAGGCGCAGGCGGCGAGTCAGGCTGAGAGGTTGCAGGCGCAGCAAGCGGCACAGGCAGAGCGTCTTGCAGCACAAGAAGCGCAGGCTAGGCGCGATGCTGATTTGCGACGTGAACTGAAGACGATGGGCGGCGGTGGCTCACAGCCTTACTTCCAGCCTGTTCAGACTGCGCAGGGCGTGTATGCGTTTAACTCGCGCTTGGGGCGTATGGAGTTGGTTGCTGGTCCTGATGGCAAGCCCATCATTGGCGCGGCGGCTGATCCAACATTGCAGGGCGCAATTGCTGGTGCAAAGACCACTGGATCAGAACTGGCAAAGCAGGGCACTGAAGCAATCGCCGCAGGCAAGACTGGCGACAAACTGCTGACGGCGTTGACGCAAGCAGAAGGCATCCTCAAGGCAGGCCCGACTGGTAGCGGAGCAGGCGCTGCACTTGATGCTGCAGGCCGCGCTGTAGGCGTCAGCAGAGACGCCGCAGTCAAGGCTGGTCAGCTTGAAACGCTGTCAGGCTGGCTGGTTGCCAATGTGCCGCGTATGGAAGGCCCGCAGTCGAACTTTGATGTGCAGGTTTACACCACAATGGCGGGCAAGGTTGGTGACAGGACTGTGCCTGTGCGCGAGCGACTGGCTGCGTTGGATGAATTGCGCAAACTGCAGACCAAGTACAAGAGTTTGAATCAGGGCGCAGCGCCAAGTGGCGCAGGCAATCTCAGCGCAGCAGAACAAGCTGAACTTGAGGCACTTCGCAAGAAGTTTGGAAGGTAAGCAATGGACGCTCGCCAAGAACTTGAAGAACTGCGCAGGCTTGAGGCGCTTGAGCGCAAGGCCGCAGGCCAAAGCGCGGCTCCAAGTCCTGCCGCTGCACCTACTCCCACACGCGGCGAACTGATTGCAAAGGAAGCCAGAGACTTTGTGCGTCCAATTGGCAACCTTGCTGCGGGCGCTTTGCGTGGTGCTGGGTCCATCGGTGCAACGCTGCTGACGCCTTACGACTTGCTTGCAGGCAACACCAAGTCCATTGGCAACCCTGAGCGCAGGCAGGCAATGGATGAGGGATTGCGCTCGCTGGGCGCTGACCCTGAGTCCATGCTGTATCAAGGCGGCAAGATCGCGGGAGAGATTGCAGGCACTGCTGGCGCTGGTGGAGTCCTTGCCAACGTCACCCGCGCAGCAGGCGCTCCGCAAATGCTTGTACGCGCTTTGCGTACTGGCGGCATGGCCCCAGGCTCAATGGCTGCGCGTACTGCTGGTGGCGCTGTGACAGGCGGCGCAGCCGGTGCAATGGTCAACCCAGAAGACACGCTGACAAGCGCGGCTGTAGGCGGCGCGTTGCCTGCTGCTGGCAAGGTGCTAAAGGGCGCGGTTGCCGCTGGCAGAGAGATGGTTGGCGCTACCACTGGTGCAGGCAGCGAGGCTTTGCGCGGAGCGTATGCAGCAGGCAGGGCAGGCGGGACTGAAGCCAAGGCCTTCCGCGAGAACATGCGTGGCAATGCCAACATGATGGATGTTCTGGATGACGCCAAGGCTAACCTAGAAACGATCAGGCAGAACAGGTCTGCGCAGTACCGTCAGAACATGGGTTCTGTGACGTCTGACAAGACGGTGCTTGATCTTAATCCAGTCAACAAGGCTGTGCAGGACTCTGTTGATCGGTTCACGTTTAAGGGTCAGGCCCGCAACCCGCAGGTTTTGGACGCTCTGCAGAAGGTTGGCGATGAAGTCAACGCATGGCGCCAGCTTGACCCGGCTCAGTTCCATACTCCAGAAGGCTTGGACGCGCTGAAGCAGCGCATTGGGGCGATTAAGAGTGCGGCCCCGATTGAAGCGCGTGATGTACGCGCTGCAGTTGACAATGTGTACAACAGCGTCAAGCGGCAGATTGAGGCTCAAGCCCCAACTTATGCCAAGACGATGAAGGAATACACAGAAGCGTCCGATTTGATTGATGAAATCACTCGCACCCTTTCGCTTGGTGACCGCGCTACTGCTGACACTGCCATGCGTAAACTTCAGTCGATCATGCGCAACAACGTCAACACCAACTATGGCGCTCGCGCTCAGTTGATGGATGAACTGGAGCAGCAGGGTGGGCGGCAGTTGCGTCCTGCGCTCGCCGGTCAGGCGCTTAACGAATTCATGCCGCGTGGCATTCAGCGTGGCGTCAGCGGGTTGTCTGCGCTTGGCGCTGGCTCACTTGGTGGCATCCCTGCAGCGGTTGGCACCGCAGCCGTGTCCTCGCCGCGTCTGATGGGTGAAGCGGCATTCATGGCCGGTCAAGCAGACCCCTACATCGAGGCGCTCCGGCGCAGTTTGTATCGCGCCGCCCCTGTGCTTGGCGCTCAGTAATTCAAGGAGTACACGATGCCCCGCAACGGAACAGGCACCTTTTCACTTGTCAGCGGCAACCCCGTTGTCACTGGCACCACCATCGAGTCCAACTGGGCGAACACCACGCTCAGTGACATCGCAACCACGCTGACTGATTCGCTGTCGCGCTCAGGCCAGGGCGGCATGACGGCTGCGCTGCGCGTTGCTGACGGCACGCAGGGGGCGCCTGGGGTTGGCTTTGCCAACGAGACTGGCAGCGGTTTCTACCGCGCTGGCACGGGCGAAGTGTGGGCGGTTGTGCAGGGCGCTCAGACGCTGAATCTTGATGCCAATGGCGTCTATGTCCCGGCTGACAAGGCCACGACGGTTGATGGCGCGTTTGTGTTCAATGAAGCTGGCGCGGATAAGGAT